GTAAAGATTGATAAGTTAGCTAACGATAACATTTGGTCATTGGCTACGGTTTCTTCCGTATTACCTTTTGACTGTGTTATCGGTAATCAGCCTGGTTATGGTGAACAGTGGACCTATAACGTTCTTTACCTCTTGGACTTTATCAAGTCCAACGTAATCGACGTCGTCGGTATTGTGAGTGGTAGCCTTTTTAGAAGGACTATCACCTCACTGTCGTATAGCTTATCGTACGACAAACTGTCCATCTTATATCACACTGATACCACCCGTTCGGATGGTATTGTCGTGAATTGGGATACGACGATCGAGATCCCCCTAGGGGACCCCCCATCGTCCTCCAGCCCATCAGTAGGCGCTTACGTTAATAGCGTAACCACTGGTCGCCTGTGTTCGTTTAAATACGTAATCACAGGTGAGCATCTGGATACAGGTAATCCCTGTAGCGACCCTTCGTACGCGAGGACGGACGAGTACTCGGCCGAGCCTTTTCGCTCGTATCCGATTTTTCTCTCCATCCCGCGTCCTACTGACTCTGCAGCAATAGAGAATATGCTTGACGGGTATTATCGACTAAGCAATCAACAGTATCTGTCTTCCTTTAGACATGCTGTTGATTCCTCTTGGTCTGATATCGTCCCGTCCTCTCTATTCTCGAGCGTAGATGCCTTTAAAAGGGCTGAAGGTTATCTGGGGACCAACGTCCTTCAGAATCTGATCAAACTGCCTAATATAGTCGACGCTCTTCCGAAAATTAAGGAAGCCGTCGACGTACTGGGTCGTTTGCTTAGGCGAGACCTGCGTCTCTCTACTCTTAGAGAGATACTCGATCTTGCAACCTCCACGCAATTGCAGGCTAGTTTTGAGTGGCGACCTTTTTTACAATTGGTTACCACCTACATACCTGCGATGCTCTCTACGTTTGACACCCTTGGACTCCCGTCCCGGAGTGTTGTATCCCACGGTTCCTTCCGCTTCAAGCTCACCAATGAGCTTGGCCGGAAGGAGGTCACTTTGGTCACTCGGACCAAGATAGTTATGGACAGCAGTCCGTCCGGACTACTGTCTGCCGCCCTTAGTTTCGACGCTCTCGGCTTGTTGCCTAAGGCGTCTAATCTCTGGGATCTCTTGCCATTCACATTCGTAGTGAATTGGTTCACTGGTATTGGTGAGGCGATTCGTAGAGCAGAGTACTCGCTACTTTTGGCGACTATTCCTGCCTACTTCGTCCACTCGTACCTTCTTACCAGTCCTCTCCAGGACTCGGAGCTAGATTCTTTGAAGATGTCTAGCACCGGGCCCGAGCCGGTCTGTCTCAGACTGTACTATAGAGATAAAACTCTCTTTAACCCAGTTATTCGAGATAGCAGGTTCGGATTCGGAATACCCACTGAACTTCCTTCTTTGGGAGTCATGGGTAGTCTTCTTTATCAGCTTATATTAGGCTGATTCTATCCGTCTGCTCATGCAGACTATTCAACGAAAGGTTGAAACCATGACCATCACGTATTCCATTGACCATCTCTCCACAAGTGTGGAAGACGTCAGCGTCGAGGTAGCTGCTAAGTCAGAGATGACTTTGCAGTCCACGACTACAGATCCCAAAACTGGGGATGTAGTCTCCACGTATGTTCTCGCATCAGGCGACAATAGCTTCCCAGCTACTGTCACCTACCGTGTCGCAACGCAAAAGCGTGCTGACGGTTTGGTGCGCAGGATTTCCGTGACTTTCTCGACTTGGGCTACGTCGGACGATAGCGTTACCGGTCTCACGACAAAGAAACCTTTGTCTGGAACCGTCTCGTTTCTCGTTCCGGCAGATATGACGATCGAGGTTGCTGATATGGACGATATGCTAGGGAACTTAGTGTCCTTTGCATACCTATCTGTCACAACCAAGGTCCGCTCTACAGCTTGGCTTCAGAAACTCCTCTATGGAATTCCTCAGGTCAGCTGATGCAGGAGGTGCATTTACGCACCTCGAACGGTCGCAAGTCGATTCTCATCGACAGCGACTTCTGCAATTCGTTGGGGGTCAGTCATAACAATACGTTGAGTGTTGAACTCTTCGTATCCTCTTGGCTCACCTTCCTAGGAGACAGCCCACTCTGTCCTACGGCCAAACCCTTTGGTCTGTATCGCAAGTTTTTAGACTCGCTCAAACAGAAAGGGTTAAAAACCATGGTCGTAGAATATTCCAACCTTGCTCATCAACTGGTTTCAACATCCATGTTGATGGGCTCAGGCTCCTTAATAGGAGATTGGGACGATCGATTCAAAGACACACCTGTGTTCTTTGAGTACAATCGTTACCGCAAATCTGGAGATGTCGAGTTGCTGAGGTACCTCTACACGTTTCTTAACTTCGGTAAGAAGTTAGATTACGAAGATGAGGCTTTTCACAAGGTCGCCTTGCGCGACTGGCTCGACGTAGAGGATAAACTGTCTACCTGGCAATACACTGATGATGATCTCGCAGCAATGCGAATCATCATGAACCAGCTGTTGCCCACGTTTTCCTGGCGCGATCTTCGGCCCAAGTTTGGGCCAGGATCGGTTCAGGAAAGAGGTGTGTATGGGCGTTTAGGCAAGCTTCGCAACTTGTCTTTCGACCCAATTGTCGACAGGTTCCTTCTCCATGGTCATATTGGTATGTATGGCTGTGGTGGAGACCTAGGAGTTTCAGCAGAGAAGATCATCCCTGATCCTCTTCGCTGGGATCCTGCATTTGGCTTGAGCTCGCGTACGGCCCGCTTACGGTTTGTCCCGAAGAATCTTAAGGTTGCGAGGTCCATTTGCATGGAACCAAACACCCTTATGTTCTTCCAACAAGCCGTTGCTGATCGCTTTCGCGAGCTCATTGAGGACGGTAGTCTCTTGCGTCGTTTTATACGCATTGAAGACCAGTCCAGAAATCGCGAGCTCGGTCTCTCCGGTTCCATAACTGGAGAGATAGATACTCTTGATCTCTCGGCTGCATCGGATAGTGTGTCAATTGAGCTTGTGAAGAAAATCTTCCCAGCTAGTTGGCTCATCCCGATGCTTGCAACTCGTTCTTCCCACGCTATCCTACCTGACGGTAAGCTAGTTAAGTTGAACAAGTTCGCACCTATGGGTTCGGC